CACCGCCGCCACCACCGCCACCGCCACCACCGCCACCGCCGCCACCTCCCCCGGTGTATAATGAATCGGTATCAATATCGCCGCCTAATTTTGTGGGTCCTTATCCGGTATCTTTCACTGGAAGTGCTAGCGGTGGTGTTCCGTTCACATCATTTACCGCGACTTATACTAACAGAAACACAGGAGTGGTTTTATTATCGGGTAGTTCTACTTTAAACGGATCTGGTGGATTCTCCTCACCTGGAACATGGAACATAACTGGTCAGTTTAGGCTTACTGTGTTCTTTTCCGGTTCCGGAAATACTAGAATTGTAGATTTCAATGCCTCTTAAAATTTGTGGAAAAAGATCAAATACTGATCGTTGAAAATTTTTTAAATCAACGATCAGTTCAAAGTTATTACGATTTCGCTATTTTCTCGAATCTCTGGGAAAACAACGGTCACAGCGTATGGAATAATAGATCTATCAATATCTCTTCCATGCCTGACGACCTTCGTGAATCTATTTTAGAATATCGAATCACAGTTAAAAATAAAATTTTAGATTTTTTTTCTGTAGCCGATAGTTTGTACTGCGATATTTTTCAATTTGTTAGATGGCGAGTCGGAGATTCTTTATATCCACCGCATGCCGATGCAGAATACATCGGCGGAACAACGCATCCGTTTAGTTATAGAAATTATTCTGCCATCACGTACTTAAATGATAATTACAAAGGAGGTGAAATTTATTTCACCGAATTTGATAATTTCAAACCAAAATTATCGCCTGGAACCTTAGTTATTTTTCCTACAACTTTAAAATATATGCATGGTGTTACCAAAGTCCAAGAGGGAGAAAGATATACGATAGCTGGTTTTTTTACATTCGATAAGACGAGACATGACGGATATAAAATCTAAAATAAATGATGAAAACAATCTTATTCCTGATAATGTGATAGCGGTTATATCTCAGGGAGATAAATTTAGACAATCGGTAAATGAAATCGTAGAACCGTTAATCGGAAACAAAAAACGAGATTGGTTTAATTCTCATTTTTATTATTGCCTTCCGTTAGTGATAGGAAATCAATACGGATTCATAATCCGTAGTTATTATACATGGACTGCAATCTGGGATGGTCGAGAAGGTAATGATGCTGTGACAATAGATATAGAAGAACCAGACCTAGATCAACATCAATTTATATCTAGCCATTTTGGTTCAGGAATAGTCACGATTCAAAATAGATTCCATTTTCGAACGGCTAAGAAAGTAAATCTAATAACTTTGAATCCTCCAAATTTTATTCTCGAAAATCTTCAAAATTTAACTGGCGTAATAGAAGCTGATAATCTAAGACGAGATTTTACATTCAATTTAAAAATTACCGCTGCGCACAAGCAGATCAAGATTTGCAAAGGGCAACCTATAGCAGCAATTTTACCGATTCCTAGATATTTCGTAGAAAGTTTCGAATTACGATTAGATAATGAATTATTTTCCGATGAAGTTATCAGCAATGAGCGACGTATGGGATCTAGATTCGCCTATGAGAGACAAGATCCAGATTTAAAAAAACCTCATAATGCTGGTAGAAGATACTGGAAAGGGGAGGATGCTGACAATAACAAATTTGAAAACCATCAACCTAGGCTGCGAAAATAAAAATAAGTAAAAAATTCCAGGTAAATAATATGCACACTTTATTCTGGAGTACAAATGGACGATCGATTAAAAAACGCATTAGATTTTTCTAACTATAGACAGACATTAGCAGTACAACGTAAATCGCTTAAAGAAAAAATACAGGCCAAGTTAACCTATGGGTTCAATGGCGGTATTTTTAAGATTGATCAAACTCTTTTATCTTTTGTTTCAATTCTATGTTCCGAGGGCAGAACACAAGGAGTTGTGCTTTTAGATGCTAATGAAAATCCCATACTCATAGAAAATTTAGAGATGTTCAAAACAGAAATTTTTGATAGATTTTTCTCTGTCGCTTTTGAATATCAAGAAGAATACGATAAAATTAAAAAAAGTAGATCTGTAGAAAAACTAGTAGATCTATGAAAAAAGGAATAGTAATCATAGCTCATAATAGTCGAGATATCGATTATGCTAAAATGGCGATAATATCTGCAAAATTCGCCAAAAAAAATCTTCGATTGCCAGTTAGTCTTATAACTGATGAGTCAACTAAGGAGTGGATGAAAACTTCTAAATTGATGTCGACCGCAGTAGATGTTTTTGAAAACATAATATCAGTGCCTAGACCTGTGCCGGGAAATCAAAGAATTTTACACGACGGAACGACATCATCGACAGTTCCTTTTTTAAACTCAAATAGATCGTCGGTCTGGGATTATACTCCTTATGAAAAAACGTTGATGATAGATAGCGATTTTCTTATAATGACAGACGTCCTAAACAATTATTGGGAAATCAATCAAGATGTGTTATTAGGTCAACGATTTAATGATATACAAGGTGATCGAAAGGGATATCTAGATGATTGGATCAGCGAAACAGGAGTTCACCTTTATTGGGCAACTACAGTAATGTTTACTAAAAACGAAAATAGCAGAATATTTTTTAAATTAATTGATTTTATAAAAGATAATTATAAATTTTATGCAGACCTTTTTAGATTTGATCCTAGACAATATAGAAACGATATTACATTTAGTATAGCATATCATATATTAAATGGTTTTGAATTTAATAGATATTCTTTGCCCGCAATTTTAACTTTGCAAGGAAAAGATATATTGGAAAAAATATATGAAAACGGAAGAATGATATTTTCAATCAAATATTGGAATGATGATTTATCTTTTTATCTAGCATCGATAAAAGACCAAGATATTCATATAATGAACAAGCAAAGTATTATTAGAAATTACGAAGGATTAATCAATCTATGAATTTCGGATATTTAATAATTGTTTCTAAAAATGAATCTGTTGATTATTTAAAATTAGCATATGTTTTAGCCTTGAGTATTAAAAATACTCAAAAATCGGGATATGATAAAGTAGCATTAGTTATAGATAATAAGACTTCATTGGAAAAAATTAAATCATCTTGGGTATTTGATCATATAATAGAGTGGAATCAGGAAACGTTCTGGGACGGAAGATCCTGGATGGATAAATTAACTCCTTGGGAATATACAGTATGTTTAGATGCAGACATGCTATTTTTAAGAGATTACAGCCATTGGATTGATTATTTTATAGAAAATTGCGAGTTGTACGTTCCGAATCGAAGTTTTACATATAGAGGAGAGGTCATTACCAATGATTTTTATAGAAGATGTTTTACTAAAAACGATCTTCCTAATTTATATTCTATGTGGACATGGTTTCGTAAAGATTCAAAATTAGTCGAGGAATTTTTCAGTCTAGGAAGATACGTTCTTAAAAATCCTAAAGAATTTAGTAATTTATTCTTAACTGAATTTAAACCTAAGGTGATAGGCACAGACGAAGCGTTTGCATTATCATCTAAAATTCTAGATATACAAGATGATGTTTCTTATGATTTAGAATTTCCTAGAATCGTACATATGAAAGGTGAAATACAAAACTGGCCCTGGCCTGCCGATAAATTTACAAATCATATAGGGTTTTATTTAAACAAAGATGCTCGATTAAAAATAGGAAATTATCAGCAGTACGACATTGTTCATTATGTAGAAAAAGATTTAATTACCGATGAAGTAGTTAGCATTCTTGAGGAGATAGCGTGGAAGACGCGATAAAAGATTTAATAGAATGGATGCAGAGTCTTCCTGTAACAGAGATCAGATACTATGCTGTATTTGATCCTGCATCCGGCGGTATTTTAGGTATCTATCCGGATCATTCATGTCCGTCTGTTTCTAATAAAATAGAAGTTGATGAGGAGATTGCACAATCAGTTCTCGAAGGTAAAACATTATTAAATTCGTATGTCGTTAACACAGATGATAATTCTTTAGAAATTATTGAAAATAAAAGTCTGACTAAAATTGATGATGTTTTACATAGAATAATCGATTCTTCTTGGTCAGATATCTCAGATCCGGATGTAATAATTTCTGTTTTTTCTAAAAAAATGATAATAAAATTATCAGATAAATTTTATAAATCTAGAAAAATTTATTGGGATGGCAGCACAGAAATGTTATTTCTCGTGACCGATTATAATGATCCAAACGGATTACACGAAACTTTTTCGACTACTGTGGATAATTTGTTCAATTCGAAAATCATAGAATTTGAAATCAATGTTCCTCTGAATTTTAGTATCTATACCAGAAGAATTTTTAAAAATTATGTAATGAATTATGAAAATAATTGAATTTGATGTAGTTTTTCTAAGTTATGATGAACCTAATGCAGATCTACATTATGCTGATCTGTGCAACAAAGTTCCTTGGGCAAAGCGTGTTCATGGTGTAAAAGGCAGTGATGCAGCGCATAAAGCCGCAGCGGAGTTATCGGAAACTGATCGATTCGTCACTGTAGATGCAGACAATATTGTCTATACTTCTTTCTTTAATTTAGATTTGGATCTTAAGAAAGAAATTGACGTATATAGTTGGGTAGGAAAAAATATTATTAATGGTCTTATGTACGGTAATGGCGGAGTTAAATTATGGAAAAAAGATTTTGTTCTAAACATGAAGACTCACGAAGCCAGCAACAGCGATCGTGCTCAAGTAGATTTTTGTTGGGAAAAAGGATATAGACAATTTCCAGATTGTTTTAGCGATGTAATTATTACTGGTTCTCCATTCCAAGCATGGCGAGCAGGATTCCGTGAGGGCGTTAAGATGACCTTGCTCGATGGAGTCAAAGTTCCACCGCAAGAAATTAAAGAACGTATTTGGTGGCACAATTTACATAGATTGAAGCAGTGGGCAACAGTTGGATCACATGTTGACAATGGAAAGTATGCCGTTCTTGGAACTAGGATGGGAACCTGGATGACTAATTGTACAGATTGGGATTATGTGCAAGTTAGAGATTTTGAAGTATTGAAAGAAATCTATGAAACTCAAGTAAAACATTTAGATATAGAACATGACACACAAGATTTAGGAACGAAAATTAAACACGAATTGGGATTCAATTGGCCATATCTAGATCCTAAACAAAGCGAATATACCTATAATCTTTATATAGAAACCATAGAATTATCAAAAACCTATTATAGATCCTCTCATGAAATATGATCTTTTCTATGTCAGCAAAAATCAAATAAACGAAAACGACTGGAAACTATTTCAAAGTCGATTTCCGCTAGCACAGAAACTTGAGAATGTTGATTCTTTAGATAAAATAAAATCTAAATCTCTGACTAAATTTTTCTGGGTGGTTTGGAACGACCTAATAGTCGAAGAAGGTTTTTCTTTCGATTATACGATAGAAATTTGGGATCGTTCTTATGTTCACATATTTAAAAATAAAGACTTTTTTGATGGAATTTGTATTTTTTCTAAAGAACATAATGTTACAAATAGAGAATTTTCTTATAGACTCTTTTTAAATAAAAAAGAAATAGATATAGTTGCATCTCGTCCTCGACAATTTGAAAAATTTATCATAGACACGTATGATGATTATATCGATGCTTGCGACAAAAGTAGAATGGAAATGTTTTGGATGATACCTAAAGAAGTAGAGGTTTTAGATTTTGACTTTGATCTTTATTTTAATCATCATAATTTCTATGATAGAAATATGAATCATGTATTTCAACATAAGTTTAGGAACGAATTAACTTACAACGGAATCTCCTGCATTCCTAAAAATAAAAAATTATCGAAAAAAGAAATTGATTTTAGATTTCCTATCGAAAAAAAACAATACGAAATCGTTGCATCTAAATTAAAATCTTATGATATTGTTTTTATCAGTTATAATGAGCCTAATGCAGATGAAAATTTTGAAAAATTAAAATCGAGATTTCCTAGAGCAAAAAGAGTGCATGGTATAAAAGGTATACATAATGCACACAAAGCCGCTGCTGGAATAGTAGAAACAAACATGTTTTATGTAGTAGATGGCGATGCTGAAATAGTAGATGATTTTGAATTCGATTATGAAGTATCTAGATACGAAAGAGATATCGTTTTTATTTGGCAATCTATTAATCCTATAAATGATTTGGTGTATGGATATGGCGGAGTAAAATTGTTACCCAGAGATTTAGTTCTTTCAATGAATACAAATACTGTAGATATGACGATGTCGATAAGCGATAGATTAAAAGTGATAGAATTAGTTAGTAACAAAACTAGATTTGATACAGACGAATTTTCTACATGGAAATCTGCATTTCGCGAATGTGTAAAACTGGCTAGTCGTCCTGTGGATGAGACATATGATGAGGAAACAGATTTAAGATTGCAAGCATGGTGTAATCTCGGTCGAGATAGATTGTTTGGAAAATATTCTATTGACGGTGCTATAGCAGGAAGAGAGTACGGATATGATAATATCGGAAACAACGATGCGTTATTTAAAATAAATGATTTTGAATGGCTTAAGGACCTGTATGAGCAACGAACAAAAAATATTCATCCTTAAGTCTAAAATTGATGATACGTCTTATCAAAGTACGTCGCGGTCTATGGACATAAGTATACAATGAGCAAAATTATACCTATAAAGAATGAAACATTATGTGCAGTCCCTTGGATGCACTTAAACTTTGAGCCAAACGGCAAAGTGGTGCCGTGTTGCCTCACTAGCCATCATAACTATTTTGCAGGTGACTTAACTACGCAAAGCATCGAAGAAATCTGGAATAGCGATAACATGAAGAAGTTACGCAAAGACATGATTGAAGGAAAGCGTCCTAAGGTCTGCGATACTTGTTTTAACAAAGAAGATGTTACTGGCGTCAGCGGCAGGTTTTATCACAATCGAGACTTTCCTGATGTGCTAGAAAAGATTCCTAGCATTACATTAGAAGACGGAACTTGCACTGAAATGGATTTGAAGTACTGGGACTTTCGTTTTAGTAACTTGTGTAACTTCAAATGCCGTAGTTGCGGGCCACGATACAGCAGTGCGTGGGTGCCCGATGCCAAGAAACTAGGTTACACTGACCAAGAAAAGGTATGGAACATTGAAGGAGTCGAGGATAAAACAAACTTCGACTTCTTAGAAGATCAAATGGATAACGTTAAACGTATCTATTTTGCTGGTGGTGAACCGTTGTTGATGGACGAGCACTGGCATATACTCGATAAACTTGTAGAAAATAAACGTTTCGACGTTAAACTTAGCTACAATACAAACTGTTCAGTTCTCGAATATGGAAAAAAGAATGTACTAGACTACTGGAAGCAATGGAAACTGGGCAAATTAGAAGTATGGCCTAGCATCGACGAGATTGACGAACGTGCTGAATTGATCCGTAGCGGCACAGTATGGAGTAAGGTAGCAGACAATCTCAAAGAAATTGCCAAATATGATAATATTATCATGCGACCTGGCATGACTATCGGTGCATGGAACGTTGCCCGATTGCCCGAGATGATTACTTATTTGACAGACTTGGGTGTTATTAGAAGGCATCCTAATATATATCGATATGTCAACTATAACAACTTCTTTATCAACTTACTGGATCATCCTAAACATTATCATGTAAGTATCTTACCAGACGATTACAGAATGTCTACCATAGAAAAGATAGAATCGTTTATTGTAGAGTACAATAAAAAATACAATACTAGCATAGATTCTATTTTTACACAGATACTTCACGAACTACGCCAGCCATTTAATCTAGAAGCCGCTAAAAAGTTTCTAATAGTATCTGCACAAGTAGATAATCTGAGAAAAGAGAATGTATTCGAAACTATTCCAGAGATGGAGGTTGTTCGCAAAGCGGTGAAAGGTCTATGAAAAATAGTTGATTATATACCCGAACTTGGAGAGTTATTTACTAAATCAATAAAATGAATAAAAAATATTGTCCCTATGCGTGGAATCATTTTTCAACAAATGTTTAAAGTATATCCCTAGATTGTTTTTTAATATCTTGTTTTAATCGATCAACATCAATTTTAAAATCGATCTTTTTAATATCTTCTTTGAATTCTTGAAAAGTATCTACTAATCTCGTAGCAACTAGTTCGTTAGGAAGATCGTATAATTGTTCTTGTATATTGATTTCCCAAACTCTTCCAT